CTGCAAAGAAATGCAATCTTGCGAGCAAGCAAAGTTTTATTTAAATCAATGCAATGCCGGTCGATTAGATAGAGATAACGATGGCATACCTTGTGAAAATGTTTGTGGCAAGAAAGGAAAGTCCGAGAAAAAAGACGATAAGAAATCAGATAAATCAAAATCTAAAAAAAACTTCAAATTAGAGACAGGCGTTGTGCCTGATTAAAAGGGGTAATGATGAATAACCAGTCAGTTTGGCACTTATTTTGCGATGAATCCGGTATAAGCGGTAAGCCTTTTTATGCTTTCGGTGCATTATGGATAAGAGAAGATAAAATTAGCTTATTTGAAAAAGAAATACAGAAATTACGAGAAAAGCACTATTGCACTGATGAAATAAAATGGCAAGGTACAAATTCTAAACGCTTTAGTGAATTTTATCGTGAATTGGTTAGTTTTTTCTTTCAGGCTGATTATTTATTTTTTAACTGTATTGTAGTTCAACAAGCTATTGTCAATAAAGCTTTTCATAACGGTGATTATGAAATGGCAAAACAGAAGCATTTTAATTTATTGATTTGCAACAAAATTGAACAATCCTTATATAAAAACAGAATAAATAGGTTTGTTTTATCTGTTGATGATCTACCTTTTAAATACAATAAAGCTGATGAGGCAATGCACATTATCGCTAATAATATAATTCGTAAAAAGACTGCCGTAGCAAATGCTATTCTAGCATTAAACGAAGTAGATTCTCGTAAATCATCTGGCGTTCAACTATGCGATTTATTATTAGGAGCAATATTAAGTAGCTATCAAAATGATATTACATCGGAACGTAAAAAAGAACTAACAAAATGGATTGCTTTGCACCTAGGTTGGGATAAATTAACTTATGATACTTTACAGGAGGAAAAGAAATTTAATATTTGGTATTTTTACGACCCTACAAAAGGACCTAGAATAGTAAGAACGAGAGAAACAAAACTTAAATACCCACTATTAAAAAAGAAAGAGCAGACCTTCCAGCCTGCACGGTGAGTGTCCTCAAGGACTTATATGTGTAAAACAACGCCCAATTTCCTCACTGGGCGGAATCACACAAAGTAGCCGCCCCTATGATTCTTTGTGTTTTATGTAAATAAATCTGTAACTTTGATTAATATTACTTGTTCAAGATCAGAGATGCAAGGCTTTTTTATAGTGATTTTATAAAAATAGCGTTAGTCTTCAGACTTCGGCTTCAACTCCATCTCTAACGCTGTCGTAAACCCACCACCTTTATTTAAACTGTGCGTAACCTGCGAAATTATCCACTCGTTGCTATCAATCTCCGCCTTAAAGCCTGAAACCTGAACCGGTAATTCGGGGATAAGCTCCGCATTGCCCTCGGCAAGAGTTAGGCTAAAAGTTGCCACACCTCGTTGTAGTTTTTCAAAATTCCGTTTACAAGCATTAATCGCTGATTGTGCGGTAGCGTAAGTATGGGGTAGGGTTTTAATTGCCTCGCTATCACTTTCAATCGGTTTACTTTGCACCACTGCATTAACTTGCCTGCCTTTGCCTTTTACAAAGACGGTCTCTTTAATGCTCTTGCCGTCTTTGCCTTTTATCGGCTTGCCGTCTGCCCCACGTTTTACTTTAGTCTTTTTCCGCATTGTGGGCTTAGTCACTTTTTTAACTTGGCTGTTTTCGTCCCACGTCACCTCGCCTCGCTTGCCGGTTTGCGTGTTGTGCCAATAGGCTTTAACCGCTTTGTAGTTATCCCCTTCGGCAATCGAAAAGCTATGGGAATCCCCCGAACTGCGGGTAATGCGAAACAGGGGTAACAGTTTACCGCTTGCGGTTGTGGCGTTTCCGGCTTTAATGAAAATCAAATTGCCGTTTTTCACGGTAGCAATGGCATCAAATTGTTCTGCGAGGCGTTGCAAGAGATTAATAGAGCTTTCGTTTGTTTGGTCAATGTGTTTCACCTCTTCGTTTTCAAACTCCTTGCCCACCATCGGCTTGAGTTTGTTCTCTTCGGCGATCTGTTTCACAATTTTACCAATGGTGGTGCGGTGAAAGCTCCGCTCGTGGCGATTGGTCAGCGTGCCTCGCAAATCAGCACTTCTTGCCCGAATCGTGACTTTATCAGGTGGGCCATCGTGGGTTAGCTCGTCCACCGTGTATTCGCCCTTGTAGGTCAGGGGGCTGTTTTGCCAGCCTAACCCGACCGATAAAATCGCTCCTCGACTTGGCAAAGCGAGTAAGCCATCAGTGTCGTCCAGCTCTAAATCCAGCTGGTCTGCCTCAAAGCCTCGGTTGTCGGTTAAGGTGAGTTGAATTAAGCGGTGCGTGATCAGGGTGGAAATATCTTTGGCTTTTTCGCCCTCATTATCTTTGCTTGGCTTTGGGCGAACCGTCACCGAAACAGCCGGTGTGCGGTGGTTATGATTGGTTAGCTCTGTTAAAAAATCCATTAAATAAACCCTGCGACCTCATCAATAATATTGGCGAGCAGACTATCATCAACCCGTTTAAGCGACATCGAAAAGCTAATTGCCCGGGGCGTGCCGTCTGCAAAAAAGGTGGTTTCCTGCTCGCTGATTCGATCAATCACAAACCAGCCTAGCACCATAAAGGTTGAACCACTAATCAACGGATAAGCCGAGCCTTGCTCTGCCATCATCTCAAGGGCAAGGATTGACATTTTGCCCCCGGTAATTTCAGGGCGTAGCTCGGCTGAAATCTCCATTGTCTCCCCTGCCTTGCCGGTAAATTGGCTTTTTGGCATTGCCCCAACCACATCATTTTGAACGTGCGACCAGTTCATTTCTCGGCTGGTGTCTTGATAAGGGATTGTCAATCGCATAAACACAAAATAGCCTAGCGACATCATTGCGAATTGTTGGAGCATATTATTTAATCGTTACAGTTTGGCTATGATATATGATGTAAGAAATCAAAAATAAAATTGCCGCAATAAGATGCTCAAAGTAAACAAACTGCAAGCATAACGCAAAATTGGATATGAAACTAAAACAAGCATAAGCTTTTGTTTGTCGGTATTCCTGAATTTTAAGTTCTTCAATACCAACACACATTATTCCAACTACAAGGATGAATCGCAGAGAAATGAAGAACCACCAAAAGAACATAAAGGTAGCTTGAGCTTGCTCATTAAGTTGAGTAAAAACAAATAACGTAATGATATGAAAAATGAATGCTGTAATCACTTTACTGAATGTAACTGTTTTAATTTCCATTTTAAAATCCTTATAGCAAGCGGTCGAGTTTTGCAAATTTTTTGCGAAAAACGACCGCTTGTTTTAACTTTCCACCCCATTTCGTAAGCGGGCCTTTTCTCGCCATTGCCCTAGCTCGACAATCGTCATTTCATCAAAGGTGTTGGGTGTCCAATGAAACACGGTAGCAATATCAGCAATAGCGTCATCAACAAACTGTGGAATTAGGCTAAAATCTCGCCCTTTCCCTGTTCTTCGCTGTCCTCTTCGTCTGCCTCATCGAAGTCTTCGCTCATTAAATCTAAGGCTTTGCCGGAGAGTTTTAGCAAATCCGCTGCCGACATTGTGGCAAAATCGGCTTTGTCTAATTTTGGCGTGGTAATGCGTGGCAGTACAATACACCACTCATCAACGCTTAACTGCATTAATGAGGTAAGATTTGTGCCACGCAGTTGTTTGGTTAATGGCTTACGCACCTCAATCTCGGTAATACGTTTTTCACCACGCAAAATGCCTTGTTTTAATGTTACTTTTTTCATTGTTTAATCCTTAATTATTTATCATTAAAAGCCCCTTGAAAAAAGGGGAAGGGGCTTTGGGAAAATTTAGGGGAAAATCTATAAACCCATTGCCTTACGAATTTCCGCTAAGCGGTCTTTGCCATCGACAATGTAAATTTGGTTGAGGGTGTCGATTTCGATAATATCGACACCGTTCACCGTTTTTTTGTAATAGGTTAGCGAGGCTTTATAGCTATGCTCGGTGTCATCACCGGCTTTGCTTGAGCCTTCGTCAATTTCAGCGATTCGCCCACGGCAGACTAACTCTACCGCATCGACTGAATCGTCATCGTCGTGCTGGTACGCACCGTTGAAACGGAACGCATTACCACTGATTGAGCCACCAAATAGCTTGAGCAAATCCTCTTCGTGTCCGCCGATTTTGAACTCAAGCTCCAGTTTCTCTAAACCCATATTGACACCCACAGGGGCAATCATTCCGCCTGCTCGGTAGTCTTCAAGTTGCATAGCCAGTTTCGGCTGTGTGACTTCGGTGGTTTCGCCCAAATAGCTTGTGCCGTCCACCGAAAAATTAAAATTCTTAAGTTTTGCCGGTAATCCCATTTTTACCTCTATAACGCTTTAAGTGTATTGACTAAATCCACTACATATTCATCATTGACCCGTTGCTCTAAGCCTAGGCTTTCGAGGGACGGAATCCAATGGTAATCGTATTTAATAACAAATTTGCCTGATTTGATAATATCTGCGGTGATCTCTTCAGCTACCCACACACGAGCACCTAAAATGCGAGGGTCATCACCCGATGCCCAAGAGCGTAGCTTGTTGTTAATCGCCTCTAGCATTGTTTTCACACGCAACGGTGTGAGTGGCATATCCACCGCCCAAGCTAAGCCTGCTCCGATTGTCTCTTTAATGATTTGAGCCGTCCGCACCGACTGCTGAAACGCCCAGCGGGTATCGGTGGCAAGAGTGCGGGAACCCCAATAGCGGAAACCGTTATGGTTTAAGCAAATGGTAATGCCTTTTTCGTTCAGGTAGTTTGCCTCGGTTGAGCTCTCGTTAATATCAAACTCTACCGCTTTAGTGATACCGGTTACACCGTCTAGCTCTACGTTTGAGATGTTTTTATGCCAGCCGACAGTTTTGTCGATATAGGCTTGCAACGCACAAGCTCGGGCCACTGCATAATCGGTATCATAGGCTTTTTTATCAGTGTTATAAGATTTCCAGTCACCGAAGATCATCATTCCTTCACGCTGAGAGAAATTCTGGCGATAGGTATATGCCTGTTCTTTGGTGGTTGCACCGTTGTCTGAAATAAACGCAAACGCATTCAGCTTTTTAGCCACGCTTAATAGTTCGGTCGCAACGGCTTGATTATCGTGCTGTGGTACACAAAGCAATTTCGGCTTAACAAACACGGTTGATTGAGCGGTTAATAACGCCTTAATACCGGTAAATTTGCCGTTTTCCTGCGTGCCGACAATATTTGCAGTTAAGGTGTCGCTATCGTCCGACTCGGCAACTCGCACGATCACCGTTGGCGTTTTAACGATTGAGCCAATCGAATTAAGTGTGCGGCGTAACGTGCCGGTGCTACCTGCTTTTTCAAGGTAATTTAACGGGTTAGTAATTAAAACGGGCGTATTCAGCGGAAAAGTCTCGGCATCGGCTTGGTCTCCGGTGCAAACTACTCCGATAACCGAAGTAGCAGCGGTGGAAATGGTGACACCACCTGCATTGACCTCAACCACCTCAACACCGTGTAGATAGGTATCTAAAATTGACATAGTATTCCTTAATTGGGAAAGGTTAGGGTTGAATGTTGGGGTAAACTTTAAAAAATAACCGCTCGGGTTGCGAGCGGTTCGGGCTGTGAAATGGGGTTTAACAGGATTAAGTGATTTCGGTAAACTCCGGTGGATACTGTTTTCGATACACCTCCGCTTTATAGGCTGCATAGCAATGCTTTTTATCAAAAAACAAGCCATTCACAAACGCATACCAAAAACGCCAACGCTTTTTCGGCTTTTCCGCAAGCATTGCACCACGGTAACAACGGCTGCTGGAAAAGGTAGCGGAGCTTGTTTAAATTGCGCTACACTTTGCTTGCTTGCTTGCTTGCTTGCTTGCTTGCTTGCTTGCTTGCTTGCTT